GTGTTAAAGGTTATCTTGTCTCTTGAGCCATCTTACATACATCTTCGCTGCCCAAGCGTTTCTTTGTTTCTTGAAGGGATAACGCTTCTTTAACCTCGCACTTGCTATGCGAAGGAATCTATACATATCTTCCATAGTAATATAATTTGAAGGGGAGGGAGGAATCGAACCTCCCAAGCCTACTCCGCAGTCAGCTTCCCTTATCCCCTTACAGACGTTTAGAACAAGTCGTCATCTTGTGTGTTAGCAGCTTTCGCTCCCTTGAACTCCATAGTAGGAATCTCGGCATAGAAGCCACCGTCTTTCTTAGACTTCAGGTCGATGTTTACCCACCCTCTGTCATTAAGGTTTCCCTTAAGTAGGTTAAGGTCTTTCTCGTTAAGACCTAAGTTGATGATTTGACCATACTTGGTCGTCTTGACTCTGGTAGAGCCTACAAATTGCTTGTCAGCCATTTGGATCTAATTTAGGATTAATAAATACTTATTCAAGAATCAATTTTGAGAGGTGATTCACCCTCTGTTCTAACCTCGATACTCTCGAGTTCATATTATCTACTACCTGAGAGATATCTGTGCTATCCTCAGCGGTGCTTTTAAGGATGCCTGACATCTTGTTATAGTTGAAACTATACATACCGTCCGACATTCTTAGATCGTGGCTGTGAATGTATTCGTACGCCATACGCTGACTTACTCCTAACACCTTACCCACTTCTGTGCTACTATACTTTTGCTCCGATAGTACTCGAGCGATCAACGCTCTGGTAGCTACCACCTTTCTGTTCTTGCTGTTGTCAACGATTTTATCTACCGGCACATCCATAAGGTTGCACGCACTTTCGATAATCAATCGTTCCATTGGGCTATAGTTCTCCCACAATAGCATAGTACGGTCTAAACTCTCCATCTAAAAATAAATCTTTATACAAATTAATCGACTTCTCAAGTTCCTGAGCGCCGAAGCGCAAGAAACTTTCCGAGGCCTTAAATATCCCTACCTCGTAAGGGAATTCTTTCTCTACTACCAAGAAGTAAAACTCATCCAGATCAAACAACTGGGTATACAGGTATGCTTGCTGTGCATACATCCATTTTGCATTTCTACGGAATTCATCCAATGGCTTTGCCGTAGTCTTAAGATCTACAATGTAGTCTCCTGTTGGAGCAGAAACCACAGAATCCGCTTTACCTTTTAGCTTTACAAACTCCCCAGATTCCAGGTACCAATCCATTACGGCAGGAACCTCTGGTTTAAAGTCAAAGCCCATAAGGTCGGTAACCTCTTGCACCTTCTGTAGTTTGTCATACATACCTTGTACGCAATCATAATCCTTTGTGGGTAGCACCAACTTATCAGCGTGTTCCGCTTTAAAAGCCTTGTAATCGTTTCCTCTACGGGTTCCGTTCCACTTCACTGAGATATCTTTTCCTTCCAGGAATAAGGCGTGTAGTGCTGATCCTACATCGAAGTACGATGCACTTGGCCAGGACCACTTACCTTGTCTCCACAGGTGAAATTTGGTAGGTGACTTTCTTAGGAGATTCAGCGAACTATTGGACAGGTAAGACCGGTCCGCATAGTACGCTTCGTCATCGTTAAATCTGGTTACATCATCCATTACCCGAGGATCTCTTTACGCACCTTAGCAGTAACCTTGTAGTTACCTAACGCATTCTCTACAGCATCTTTCTTCCCGTCAGCTACAGCCTTAATCATCTTCTCTTTGATCTCGTCTGTTAGGGTTTTAAGAGCCGGTTGAGCCGTACTTGAATTCTTATTTGCCGGTGCAGTAGACTTGTTTTGTTTGGATATCGCCATCGAAACCTCGTTACTACTTGCAATTGAAGTATCAATACCAATACCAAGATTAGCCAACGCACGGCCCCAAGCACTTGTTTCGCAATTCTCCACATAACTTGTTTTGTTTATGTATGAGGAAGACTTGTCTTCTTGGGCAAACCCAGTAGCCTTAACCATACCGTTCTCATCGGTAATCAATGCTTTGATCACACAGCTACCTTCGTCCAGATGAACTACCTCGGAAGATAAAGACCAACCTTTGTAGTCTCCACTCTCACGGAAGTACTTGATTCTTTCGTTAACCTCAACATACTCTTTACCTTTGATGTTGGTGGTTTTAAACTTGTAACGACTCATATATAGTTAATTTAAAATTACTTGTTTAGAGTTTGGTTAGAGGGGGACGGAGCCACCCCCTCCGGTACAACCAAAACCTTAAAGATATTACTCCGTTACTTAACACCTTTCTGCTAATATACTACAAATATTCTTACCAAGCAATACTTGCAATCTTTTTATTTAACGCATTGATACGAACATCTTTCTTACGAGACTCGTCCTTCAAGGACTCTAACTTGTCTTCTACAAGGATAGCACGCTCTTCCGCCTGGAGTTTACTTTTAATCAACTCTCTGTTTCTTTTGGATAGCGAGATCAACCTAAGTCTAAGTCTTCTGTTCTCTTCCTTTAAACCTTGGTACTCTTCAAAGTCAAGATCTACAAACATCATATCAGACAACGTAGAAAGTATCTGGTTGTACGCTGTTCTATAGATTTGATTGAACCTCATATTTGATTCGTGGTTTTTCGTGGCGTGTATCACTGTCGCGTGATGCTTCCCGATTACCAGACCAAGTTCCGTTATGCTGAGACTGCTTGCCTCCCTTGAGGCTACCAGGAATGCGTGCTTGTACATCACATTACGTTGGTGCCTGTTATCTTGAATACTTTCTTGATCACAGAGTTCTTTCCAGTACTCTTTTAATTGTTGCATCTGGCTAATAGCGCCTACTAATTCTTCGCTCATATCTTTTTTTATTTGCTTTATATACTAAGTATATCAATAACTAATATATTATCAAATCTCTCTAAAAGAGATTTGTATATACTAAGTATATCTATATATTACTAATATATTACTATAATATACCCTACGTATATAAGGGTGTTTAGTGGGTTATATTCCGAGGTGATCTCCATATTCGTCCTCTAAACGATTATCTATCCATAACTGATACCGATACTCATCATCTGCATAAACATCGCTTAGATCGTCTCTAAGACATCTCTCTGTCGATGTATTGGTTAAGCCTACCTTCCGCTTCTTTCCAACGCTTATGGTATTCGTTCCTTTCTGCCAAGACTTTTTTGTATTTGAGGCGAGCCTGGTCAACACCTCTTTGAAGTTTAAGTAAATCATTTGTTCTTGTTCTGTGTATTGCCTCGAAGTCGTACAAGGCCATTAGTAATTTCTTTTTCTCATCAGTATCTTCCAGCATACCAACGATCTCAGTCATCTCACCTACAATATAGATGAGAAGACTAATATCATTTTGGTAGATTATTTCATCTGCTGGATTCATTTAAACAACACTTTGTTTTTCCAATCGTTAAGGTCTGTAGGTTGTAGATCACTACTGACGTTCTCAAACTTGTAGTACGCAATAGCGTCTACCATCACCTCCTCTGGTACCTCGTTCCATACATAAACTAAGGCAAGGTCAGCGAGCGAGGGACGGCCTTGTCCCTCTATACGCTTCCAATTATTAATCACTTTAACGAAGTGGTTCAATGAGTTGATTTCCATCTTACTTATTCTTTAGATTTTTCCATTTAATACGTGCTACTCTTAGGCTTAAGTTATCTAAAACAGCATCGTAGAAGTGTACCAGTGAGTGTTCCAAGTAGTTTCTATCTACCACATCTATTATTAGATCTGCCAATTCCTTTGCGGTGGGGTCAATGTCTTTAACAACATCTTCCAGTTTTCTAAGGGTCTTCTCGTACTTTGTAGTTTCCATACTATTAAAATAATTGGTGGTGCGCCTCCTCTAAAAAGGGAGATCCCTGTCTTCGTTGATTATATACAACTCTTCTTCCGTTGCATCTCTCCAACCCGTATCTGTCAACACCTCAGCAGAATAGATGTAAGCATCACAGAAGTCTGGGTAATCAGATGTTTCTATACCCTCTACTTGAAAAGATCTGATGTCCTTTACGTTTAGTTTTTTCAATAAATGTTTCATTGTATTACTCTTTTATCATTTTAATAATTTCATCGTAGCTTTCCGAATATTCGCCCCAGCCATTGTTACCGAGTCCGTTCACACAGGTAACGTGATCTCTCACCCAGACCTTTGTGATAAATGCAGTATTGCAATAATGTTTACCTCCTTTGAGATCCGTTAATTCAATCCACTTCATCTTACTACTCTTTAATAAATTCATACTCATTACCGAAGGCTGTTACCGAGATCAACTGGTCCGGAATGATAGCCATATAACGCTTGCGATTGGTATCCCAGATCAGCCAGTTGCTATCCTTCAGTGTAGACTTACCACCCTTGGTAAACTTAGAGACACCCATACGTCCGTTAAACTTAGTCATCTCACCATTCTTTTTGAGGTAGGTACCGCCAAAGATGCGGTTGCTGTTGGCTAATTCTGATTTAAGATCAGATGCATAGCCCTTAGTTACTGACACTTTAGTTTTCATAGTATATAGTTTTAGTATTTAATATAAGAGTCCTTAGCTGGGTACACCACATTGTAGTTTTCGTCAAACATACCACACTCAAATCTGCGTGTTTGTAGCGTTTCAGCTATGTATATCAACTCATCATCATTACACCACTCCCTAAGGATAACTTCTAACATTTGTCCAGCAGTCCAATGTTCTGCTTCCTGTGTAATTGCATTCACAGCTCTTTCCGAGTGTGAGTCGTTGTGTAAATCTATATCTGTTGCTTTCATTTGTTTATTTCTTTAAAGGTTCAACTTCACACGTGTAATCATTGATGATAGGATCATCGTAGTTTGTAAACATCTCAAACGCTTCATCGTATGATTCTGCGTCGAAAGATAATTCTCTGGTGTACTTAAATGTGTAGGTCATTTTCATAGTTGTTAATGTTTTGATTCTGGTCAAAGGTAATAGAAAACTTCTAACTTGCAAACATTTCTGTTAATAATCCCAAAAAAAATATTTTTCCCAGATTCCACAGGACTTCCCGTTACAGAAAAGTCCCCAATTATTTCGGCAATTCGCGGTATATAGGGTCCGGATGCACTCGCCTTCAGCACGTGTAACGGTTTGAAGCCGAAAACCCGATTTTTTAGGCTTTTTCGCTCATCGGCATAGGTGAAAAATACCAGTGGACCGGATCCGTAGGTATTTAATACCAGCACCCCGGTATAAAATACTCAATTTATCCCCGGATCAGGGACGAAGCACTAACCCCACAGCCCAGGCCTGGCCAGGGTTAGCGGGTTTTTCATTCGATAAAAACACGTTAAAAATATTAAGCCTCTTAAAAAAAGATCCCTAAATAAGGGACCTATATAATAGAAGGCCCTATATTTACACCAGTAAACAACCACGGCCGGCGTGCCCTTTATTAATTAAACACTTTTTAAAAATGAAAAATTTAACAGCCTACCAAAAAAACACCGCAAAAATTGATCGCCTTTTAGCTTCGGGTTTTTATAACTCATCAGTTGACGCCTATCTACACATTAAAAACATTGACGGGTTAAAACAGCCAATGAAGGACAAACTTTTGACCTACTTAATAGATGAACAATGCGACGAGGATCTCGAGCTGTTTTTAGGCCGTAATCATTCGACAAGCAATCTATTTAAATAATAACCACGGCCGGCCACAGCGCCGGCCCTTAATACCTTAAGCAATGAAAAACAATTTAAACAAAGATCAATTTCTAAACTGGTACACCTCAGGAAGCGACCAAGAACAGCACTTAACCGCGACCCAATTAGGGCAAAGAGTTATAGAAGGCCTCAACAGGTCCGGCCAATTTTCTATAACTATTGAAGACCTAATAAACGAAAGTTTAGACGTATATATTGACGAACTCAATACCCAAACAAAATGAAAAAGACAACCCAACACCAGAACCCAAACCAACTAACAAAAGGCGAGAAAATAGAGGCCCTTGTTTTATTTGGATCCGGCGCCCTGTTCATATTGGCACAGGTGATCCGCTTAATTTTTAACTTTTAAAACCTCAATAGAATGATACTACGATACAAAAAAAGTATAATTTTCTGGAAAGTGAACCACGGCGATATAAGACGAACCACGGCCACCCGCCACGACCTAAAACAACCAGAACGGACCAAAGAATACAAACAATTACAGCAGGAATTTAACGCCGGCAAAATTGAGGCTTTTGGCTGGACCATATGGCACCCAGGACCGGGCCAAGATCAAAACGTAAAACCCGGGACCCCTGTAATTAGTATACTATAATTTAAAACCTTAAAAAAATGTTTAGAGACTTATCAGAATTCGAAGAAATCGCCAGCCTATATATAAATGGGGAAGGCGAATACAACCCCGGCGAAATGGACTATTTAAACGGCACCGGAATACCGGAAGGCTGGACCGCTAATGTTTACGGCCTTGTTATTTGTGTAGGCTCGAAAGAGTACACCATACCAGCCAAGGCAATACCGCCGGAATTGATCCGGCACCTAAGCCAAAAACTACAGGACGAACTAAACGACCACCACTAAAAAAAACAACCTTTTAAAACTTTACAAAATGATTGACTTTAAAACATTAGGCGAAGCCCTAAACCCGAACACCGGCCGAATAGCTGTCAAAGATTTGGCGCGCGAACTCGAAGCAATAAACAACCCAACACCGCCAGCGTATAAGGTCCCGACTAAATTATTAGGGAAGAGCAACGCCAAAACAGAAAAAAACGACAGAGAGACGCATATTTTGTATCTAATACCAACGGACAAGAATAGCAAGAAAAAGAACCTTTGCCCTTTTGCCTCGAAAGGATGCGCGAAGGCCTGCTTAGTTAGTGCTGGCCGTGGTAAGTTTAACAACGTGAAAACGGCCCGAGGAAATAAAACCGAGTATTTCGTACAGGATCCGAAGACGTTCACCGCTCAACTAATATTAGAAATTGAGACACTAATAAGAAAAGCAAAGAAGGACGGCCGACAAATTGCCGTTAGGCTCAACGGAACGGCGGATATTGACTTTTTGCACCTGTTTAAAAAATACCACGGCTGGAACTATGAAGAAAAAGCAGTCCAGCCCGGGACCAATGAACCCGGGGTTATTTTCTACGATTACACACCAAACCCACATAAATACAAAAGGTACAAGGGCACCAAATACGCCCTAATATTTAGTAAAAAGGAAGACAACGCCGAAGAGGTAGAAGATATCTTAAGCATAGGCGGTAAAGTGAGTGCAGTGTTCAAGGACGGATTACCAGAAACCCACAACGGGACCAAAGTAGTCAACGGCGATCTAAGAGACGATCTTATCATTGACATAGTAACAGACCCGGCGCCCGTGATCATAGGACTAAAGGCCAAAGGCGACGCCAAAAAAGATACAACCGGCTTTGTAATTACGGACCACCTAAACACCGGCGCCAATGTATAACCCTTTCCAATACATAGACAAAAGGCCGTTAAAAGTAAGACCCGCAAAGCGTCCCGGCCGGTACTGGATCAAGACCAACGGCCAGCGGGTAAACCTTGAAACCAGGAACCACCACAGCAACACCACCACCGGCAAAACCTTTTATTTTAGTGAGGACGGCCAACAGGTAAAACAGATCAATAACTACATATAAACGGCGCCAAAGGACGCCAGCGAATAAGCCCCTGTATATATTACAGGGGTTTTTTTGTGCTTAAGTGATCCAATACAGGGAACCCCGGACCACTGGAAAGAAGAAGAAAGGACAGAAGGAAAAGAGGAAAAGAGGCGGAGAGTTCACGCCACCCAGCGCCACCCCTTACAGCCCACCGGATACCTGGAAAACCGGAATAACCGACCCCGAACAGCCGGCGCCCGCTGGAATACGTCCGGACCGATGCACCCGAACGAATACCCGCCCCGAGGTAGTGACCGGAAAAATGGAGGTGAGAGTATACTTAGACCCCTCTGAACGCGGGGGAGATCGCGGGGGGATATTATCCCGCTTCTAAACGCATTTCACCACCTAATCTATACATTGGTACCAAAGAATACAGAAACGCTCTTAGAACGTCTCTAAACACCCTTAAAAGAGCTATAGGCATTAGCCATTGCTGAAGGGAAAACAGAATATGCCAATCCATAGGGTGGCATTATATACGTAGGGTATATGTAGTAGTATACTAATCTAGTAGACCTCTTTATTAGAGGTCTACTAATATATTAGTAATATATATAAGTAATATATTAGTATATTAGGGGAAATGAAAAATACATTAGTGAATTGAAATAACATTCATTATTGTAAATTAGTAAAGTAACAAGATATTTTATGACAAGGAAAGCATTGATATTAGCTTTAGTAGGTGGTGGATTACCTAAGGGAGAACTCAAGGCGGAGATGTTCAAGTTCTACAATTCTATGGTAGGTAAGAGTAGATACTTCAAGAAGGAAGAGAACCCTAAGACAGCTTGTGGAAGTTGTATACAGAGGGTGAAGACTTCTATATGGAAGTGGTATCATTACGATGAGAAAGCACCAACCTACAAAGAGATAATCTTTACGGGAAGGTTGGGCGCACATAACATACCCTTATACAAATTTGTGGAGTGATGGCAAGTGTTAGAGATAAGAACGGTAATGTAGTCAGAGGACTAGGTTCTGAACTTACAGATACTCAGAAGGAGTTTATTGATAAGGTAAAGAAGTACGGCTTTGACGAAGCCGCTAAGATAGCTTCAGAGATGAAGTATACCAACTACTACCGAGATAGGAGAACTATCGGCACAGCGTTCTATAACGAGCTTATGAAGATAGTAGCATCTGAAGGGATGCAGATAGAAGCAGCGAAAGGTTCTAACATTAGAGCATTGATAAACATCAGAGACAAAGCACTACGTGCTGGAGATGATAAAGCTGCAATGGAAGCCATTAAGATACTGAACGATATGCAGGGTTATAAAGCTCCTACAAAGGTTCAACAAACTAAGATAGATGTGAAAGCTACTATCGACCTAACCAAAGAACCTGATGAAGAAGCTGATAGTTATATTGATATTGATTACATTAACGAGTAACGCTCAAGAGTGTAATCCGTATTTTGGTATCAATAATTATGAGTTAGATAAGTCTAAGTCGGCAGGTATAGCTTATGTAGCTTGTGTACACGCAACAGGTGTAGCAGCTGAAGTAGGTTACGACAATTTGTTTGTAGGTGTCTTAGCAATGGGTCAAGGGCATCACGGAGCGACCTACGGATATATCCACTACGAATACTACACAGACCTTTACAGGGTATACGCTGGACCTGCATACCGACTAAACAACGACCCTGCGCTAATGATAGGTAGAGCAGGCATAGATGTTAAAGCGTATAAAAACTTTTACATTACCTTTAGCCTACTTCAAGTAACCACCAACTTAAACTACTTTCACTACGGAGTAAAAGTAATATACTGATGGAGATAAAATTATACAATCCTACTAAGCCACAGAAAGATTTTCTGCGTATCATCTACGAGGATAAGCCTTTTATCACACTAGCGGCTATGGGTAGGCAGACGGGTAAAACCTACTGTATGCAGAACGATGCAGTGATGCGTGCTTTGAATAATAAGAAGCACAGAATGTTTTGGGTGTCTCCTATACAAGACCAAGCAAACAAGGTGATGAAAGACATCGAGAGTATGTTTAGCAACCATCAGGATTTGTTTAGTCAGATAATTACAAGGTTTGACAGGAAGCACAATGAGATTTATTTTTATAACGGTAGCTTTATTAAATTTCGTTCTTCTGAGGCAGGGGATAATCTTCGTGGTGCCACGCTTGATTTTATCTATATTGACGAAGGAGCTTTTATTAAAGAAGCATTTATTAACGAAGTGCTTTTACCGATGGTTACACGGACGAACGGACGAGTAGTAATGAGCAGTACCTTTAACGGTAAGAATTGGTATTGGGATTGGTATCAGCGAGGGTTGAAGGAAGATAACGCTAAGCAGATAAAAAGCATCAAGAAAACCTACCTTGACTTAAACGACCCTGATGTAGAGCGTACAGTATTAGGTATTAAGAAGTCAATGACTAAGGCACAGTTCGACCAAGAGTTTTTATGTAGACCTGTGAGTGCAGATGCTCTATTCTCCAACATTGAGGATGCGGTGGTTAAAGATGTAGTACAAGAGTACGAGAGAATCTATATCGGTATGGATATTGGTGTAGCACAGGATTACACAGTGCTTACAGCACTAACTCAAGACTACGAGGTGATAGACATTGATAGGTTCAACTTCAAGGAACAAGGATTAGACTCTACAGAATTTAAGCAACGTATTAAAGATTTTTACCTTAAACACTTTGATAAACTTGCAGCGGCATACTTTGAGGTGAACAACAACGATTTATTATTCGATGAGATTAGCGATGACGATAAAATGTATAAGCTAATACCGTTCCAAACGACAAGCAAGAGCAAACCTGAAATCATTAGAAACCTTATTAAGCTTTTCGAAGACCATAAGATTAAAATACCTAACTACGATGTATTGGTAAAAGAGTTGTACGATTATAAGAGTAAGAGAAACCCTATCACGGGGAACTTACAGTTTTCTAATACCGAGGGTAAGCACGATGACTGTGTAATGAGTTTAGCCATTGCTGCCTATTGTGCTGCAGAGGAACAAGATGGTGGTATAACGATGTTCTTATGATTACATTACGAAAGCATATTGAGCTGATGCAGCATATCCAATCGGGTGATACTGTATCTAATTTTATGGAAAGTATGAAGCCTTTAGAAGCTTTAGATTTTAGCAGGGCATCAAACAAGACTTACCCTATACAGCAGAACATTAAACAACCTAGTGTAGATAAAAAGATATACACTACCGTTGAGTCTTTAGTACTAGGACAGTTTATTATGCTGGAACAGATTATTACCCGTAAAACTAAGCTTGCAGACCATTTAATAGACTTTGAGATAGCTAAACTGCTTATCAGACCTTCAAATCATATAGTGTTTGATAACGAAGATATTAAAGAAGAAAAGGCTAATGAGCAAGACATATTAGATATGGATGTCTTAGAGGTGTATTGGGTGTTAGACAACTTTATTGAAAATAGAAATAAGACATTGTTTGAGGATTTCTCAGGGGTGTTCTACGATGTTCCTGATGAAAACGAAGAGCAGGAAGAACAGACCGAAGAAGAGAAGACCTCAGAGATGTTATTCAACCAACAATGGTATTGGTACTCTATTGTGAGAATGTTAGGCAACGAGGACATTACTAAATACAGTGAAATATATATGTTGAATATGAGTACTGTATTACCTGAGATGTCCTTCCTAGCACAGCGTAGTAAGATAGAATCTGCTAAAGAAAGACAAAGGCAGGCTATGAGTAAATTGTAAATTACAAAAAGAAGGTTGTGAACGATTTAATTAGTATTTACGAGCTGTTTGAGCAGTTTGGAACAACTCACAATATGGTGAGTACATTTAAGCTACTGAACAGCATAGAAGACCTTGAAAGAATAGAGATGGGTTATCGTGGTATGTATATCGCTCTAAACGATGCAAACATATCAAGAGAAGATTCAAGTCCTGTATACGATATTAACTTTGATATTGTTATCGTTGACAGAACAGACAAAGACGATTCGTTAGCTTTGATGAACTCTAATCAGGAGAATTTATTTGTGATGGGTCAACTTCAAGACTACTTCATACAAAACCTTGACGGAAGCCAAAGTTTCCAAGAGGTGAGTATGCGTGGTTTCTCAGACGATGATTACAACATCACAGCAGCTATAAGCTCCGCTACCTTTATTGTAGGTAGAAATCCTTACATCAAAGGAATTGATATTTAATGGCTGTAGATGTAAATAGAATGAAGAACCCCAAGGCTGCTAAAAATCAGCAGCAAGGGGCTATACGCTTTTACTTACAGCAAGAGTTGAATAAGTTAAAGATTATTAATAAACTTAAAAATAATCTAAAAGGTACAGCAGTCGATGGCGACCCGTATATCCACGATGTTACAGGAAACTTAAAAAATAGTATAAAACCCAATAAAGATGGAGGACCTGTTTGGGGAGGGAATATTATATCTAAAATAAAAACAGATACTTACCTAGGATTAGGTATTGGTATTGACCAAGTGTCTGTAAAAATAGATATGGCTAAGTACGGAGATGTTTTGGATATGGGTAGAAAACCAAGTCCACAAGTCACTGTAGAAGATATTAAGCAATGGATTATATTAAAGTCTCAAAAGTACCCTACTACTAAATGGTATCTATTTAATACGAGACAAGGGATTAGAGAGTTTTATGGTAGTGAGATGACACCTAAGATAGCTGCTTCTTTAGCCATACCTATTACTAAAAAAATACAGATAGACGGTGTTAGAGAAAGCGGTTGGCTAGATGTATTAAAAGGTAAAAAGGGGTTAAACGGTGCTTTAGATAGAGCATTTCTTAGATACCTTAGAGATTACGATGATTACGCTTACGGTACGGTAATCAACAAACTAAACAAAATGTTAAGCAAGCTATAAAATGGCAGAACAAAGCAATAGAATACAGTTTCTAAAAGATGCGTTAAAGAACCTATCTTCAGCTGTAAAAGAGGTTAGCAATGGTCTTATCGACCTTGAAAAGGTTATATCAAGACTTTCAGGCAAAACTAGAGAGTTTGCTAAAGAGCAACAGGCTGCAGCACAGTCGGTAAACCGTGTAGGTAAAAACCTTAAAGACACTGCAAAGACGGTAGATGATTACGGTAAGAATACCGAGAAAGCATCAAAGTCTCAAAAAGGATTGTTTGGAGGTCTTCGTAAAAACCTTAGGACGATTGTTCAGTTTTACGGGGCTTATCAAATATTAAATATTGCACTATCCGCTTTTAGAGAATTAGCAATAGGTTCTGCAAGACGAGCTGTTGCATTAGAAAAATCTTTAGCAGATTTAAGAGCTGTGGCAGGGTTAACCGCTGAAGATGTATCTGCATTAAAAGACGTTGTATTTGAAGTGGCGGGAGCTACATCTTTGACTTCTACTGAGGTTGTTTCATTGCAAAAAGAACTTGCTAAACTAGGTACTTCTGTAACTGATATTGAGAATTTAACACTACCTATTGCACTTTTATCTCAGGCATTAGGAGAAGATGCTGGAGGTGTAGCAGCTACACTAAAGAAGACGCTAAATCAGTTTCAGGCAACATCTTCAGAATCAGAAAGATTTGCCAATATACTTTTAGGTGCAGTTAATGAAACCGCACTTAGTTTAACTGACCTCGGTACAGCATTAGGTTATGTTGGTCCACTTGGGGCGCAACTTGGAGTAAGCTTTGAGGAAACAGCTGCTTTATTAGGTATTCTTGCTGACAATGGATTTAAAGCATCTAAGGCAGGTACAGGTCTTCGTTCTTTCTTCATTGCAGCTGCTAAAGACGGTAGACCATTTAATGAGTTCTTAGAAGATGTAGGTAGCAGAAGTTTAGATGCTACTGAGGCTGTACAGACTTTTGGAAAAATAGCGGCTTCACAAGCATTAGTTTTAGGTGAAAACGTAGATAAGTACAAAGAGCTTTCTAAAGAGCTTCAAGATTCCACAAGACTTTTAAAGGCAAATGCAGACCAAATGGCTTCTACGCAAGGTCAGATTGATTTGCTTTCTTCTGCTTATGATAAAGCCTCTACTAGATTAGGAGAATATATTACTAAAACAGATTTATTTCTTAGTGTTATAGCAATTTTTGATAGGAAGGTTGCTGGTCAAGCTGCTGCATATAAAGTTATATCAGAAGCTACTGAAACTACTAAGGAAGCTTTAGACCTGTTAATAGAAAGTCAAGCTAGATTTAATAAGACTTCAGAAAACACACTCACTGAAACAGAGCTTGTTGAAAAAGCATTTGATTCTTTAGGTAATAAAGTAGATATAACTAGAGAACAGTTTCTTTTTAGATTTAATGAAGAGCTTGAAAAAACAGGAAGTGTTCAAGAGGCTTTAACAAATTTAGGGAAAACTTGGAACAATGAATTAAACGAGGCTGCATTAACCATACAAGCTCTTATAGATATTACATACGCTCAAAGCAAATCTTTAGATGATGCTTATATTGCTCAAGAAGCTAATAGTGCTTCTGTAAAAAGGTATAAAGAAGAATATCAAGGTTTGTTATCTTTAACTAGAAAAGGTATCAATGTAGACAAAGAAAAAAGCATCTTAACAAAACAAATAGACAAAGAAATATCAGCTTTGCAAAAAGCTAGCTTCAAAGCAGCTGCTGATAGAGATTTTGAGCAACAAAATATTATTATAAAAAGAATTGAGCTTTTAAAAGAGCAAAAAGAAGAAATAGGAAAATTATCTGTTTCAGAAGAAACGTTGGCTAATCAAAGGAAAAAAAGAGATAAGCAAGCTAGAGAGTCTTTTGAAAAAGATTTAGCAAGTTATATAGAGAGAATTAAAGAAACTGAAAAGGCTATTTCTGAACTTCCTGAAGGTGTTTCTGACAAGTTATTTACTCAACAGGTAGATTTACTTACAGGTTTCTTTGGTAGTGCTGAAGATATTATAGCTCAAGCAACAAAAAGGTTTGGTGCTGACTCAGAGTTTGTTAAAGCTTTGATTGAAACGTTAAAAAAGGCTTCTAAAAAAGTAAGTGTCGAACTACCTAAAGACCCTTTTGCAGATACTATATTAGATTTCTCAGACCTTGCGGCTTTTGATGAAGGAGATGTAGAAGGTGTTACGAAAGTTGCTAAGACTGCTGCTGAAAAAATTAGAGACGCTTTTAAGGGTGTTGAGTTAGGTGAAGTTATTGCTGAAGGATTAGAAACCGCAGCGGATGCTATATCTAATTTCAACGATACCGCTCTTGAGAACACAAAGAACAGACTTGATGCGGAAAAGTCTTCTATTGAAAATAGGTATCAGATAGAACAAGATATTCTTAAGTCTCAGTTAGATAACCAATTAATTACAGAATCTCAGTTTAGACAAAAACAAAGAGAACTTCAAAAAGCAAAAATAGCAGAAGAGAACGCTATTGATAAACAGATATTTGATTCTGAAAAGAAAAGAGACAGACAAAACGCCTCTACAGATTACCTGCAAGCAATAGCTTCTATTATACCTACGCTTATCGCTTACGATAAAACGGCTGACCCTGTAAGTGTATTGACTAAGGCTGCTATTACAGGAGCGTTAGCAACAGCCGCTTATGGTGCTGAGTTAGCTGCTATTGGACAGCGTAAGTTCTTCCCTAAGAAGTTTGAGCAAGGGGGTATGGTATCAGGTCCTTCACACAATCAAGGCGGTGTACCATTTAGCGTACAAGGTCAGGGAGGCTACGAGATGGAAGGTGGTGAGTTCATTGTAAATAAACGTGCTACTGCTAAACACTACGACCTGTTACAGCGTATCAATGACTCATACCGTACAGCTCCTAAAATGGGTCGTATGAAGTTTGCTGATGGTGGTTTGATTAATAGCCCTATGAATGAAAGTGTAGATTACCTAAAGGCTATTGCCGAAGCTACTACCTCAACAGCTATTGGTGTAAGTAAACCTGTAAGAGCTTATGTGTCTGATAAAGACCTACGCACAAATGCTACAGAACGTAGAATTAGAGACAGAAACGATAGATTATAATGGCAGATTTAGTATTCAAACAAGGAATTGATAGCACGTTATTCAGTGTAGCTCTTACCCGTACATCTTCAAACACCCTTGAAGAAGTTACTGCAACAGGAGCGTTTCAGGCTAGAGATGTAGTAAGAATTACATACACGCCATCAGGAAGTTATCCAAGAGCTGTATACGCTGTATGTACAAATGCTGTAGGTGCTGCTGAATTTACATTTGATGAAAATATATATCCTGTAACTTTAACTTCTATAACAGGTGATATATATTTATACAACAGAGACGATGTAGCAGACACAGGCTCTTATAGAATTGGTGTAGATGTAGAGAACGGATTGTATTCAAAAGCATACTTACAGTACGAAAACAATATTACGTACTCATTAATCATACCTACCAAACGAAGAGAATACTTTGGTGCAGCATCAACTATTATAACACAATCAGATGTTGCTTTTGCAGACTACTGTGACAACAAAGCATACGGGGTGGGTTTATCAGAAGCATCCTTAACCAACCTAAACAACAAGTTTAAGTCTTCGTTAGAATTTAATATCGCTACACGTTAGTATGGAATTTAAATTAGAGATTAGTCGAGACAATGTTACCTACTATGAGGTTGACTTGTTTCCTGAACAGCAATTAGATTACGATTTAGATTTTTACGACAGCTTAGAAATCGACAAGGTAAAGCTTCCGTTTTACACCAAACTTCGTATTCCTCTAACCGCAAACAATAAAGCATCTAACAGGTTTAATTTTGACCCACTAACTAGTACGAGTGCCGATTTTCCTAAAGATGATTTTTATTTCACAATAAGTGTATTTGGGTCTTCTGTAACAGAGATAGGTGGTATTCTAAACATCAAGTCTTTTGAGTACAACTCATCACAATCATATATAGAAGTAGAACTGAAAGACTATCTTTCTAAATATATCGCGGGCATAAGCGACCTAAAGCTAGGTACACTATACGGCTCTGAAACAGCATACTATAGAAACAGACATACCTTTGCTGATTTTTTAACTACTACTGCAAGTGGTGGTGAAGCAGGTACTATAGGTCAAAACCCTGACTATACACGTCCTATATCTTTTCCTTACGTAGACTTCTGTAATGATGTAGACGGTAAGTTTGGATATGCTGCAAGACAGTTTATGGAGTACGGAGCAGGTCTTAACAGAACAGGTATTATGCCTGTGTTTTCAGTGCCTAAGTTTTTAGAGTACATAGGTCTTTATTTAGATACAGCGAGTTTTCCTTTACGTGTAGACTCAAAACTTTTTGGCGTAGGAGATTTCGCAGGTAGCCCTGCCTTTGCTGATATGCAGCCTGAAAAGCTACATATGGTAATTCCTTCTCAGTTGCTTGCAAAGCAAGATGTAAATAGAAGAAACTTTAGTGTTAGACAATCACCTGCTTGGGCAGGAACAAACAAAAACCTAGACTATTGCGGAGATGTTCTAGGAACTCAAAAACTAATCAGAACAGATTGGTTTGGAAGTATGGAAACCGCAGGGAACTACGGAACTGATGGCGAAGGCGACCCTGTATACGCTGTAGAAGAATGGGGAGCAGACAAACGTATGGGGTTCTACCCTTACGATACTACAACAGGATTTGACGATGATGGAATACGAGGGTATTTCTGTCCTAAAGTTTCATTTAACTCTTCTATAAGTCTTGCTTCAGGAAATCAAGCTGCTACAATACAAAGAATTAAATATGAGATTCCTGTAATTCAGGATGATAAGATAGTTGTAAACATAGATACTGCTAACGCTAATTCAGATATGGATTTTGGTGTTTATGTTGGAATCTATGTAGACGGTGTTATAAAAAAGAAAATACGACTTCAAGACAGTGGAGGAAATGACCTAGTATTAAACGCTCAAAACGCAGCAACTTCTCAAGGGTACTCAAATAAAAACGATTTCAATGCTACATTTGATTATAAAGCTTGTGACGGTAATGCTTTCACTACAGGTACAGATACAGGTGCTATATACGCATACAATGCTGCTTGGGTAGATATTCTTGAGTTTGAATCTATCACAGCTTACTTTCCACAAGGTGAGGAATTGTTTATAGATGGTGGCAGCCAATACAGCATAAATTACTTCCTTGAACCACTAGACGGTTCATTAGTAATTGAATATGTTGACAACTACGCTTTTCAACCTGCTAATCCTACCATACCTTATTTTTATGCAGCAAGTACAAACATTTCTACTTTTGAAACTTACGATATTAAAAAGGCTATTACTAGAATTGGAGAGCCTGACGGTTCAGGAGATTATGGGCAGCTGAATATTAAGTTTAATTCAAACGCAGACACCTTCCTTTACAAGACTGACGATGAATTTTCTATCGAAGATTCTATAAACGATACTTGTCCACTAAAGGTTATGGATATTCTTCCTGAAGTATTAAATAGATTTGACTGTGGATTGTTTTATCAATATGACAACTCCACATCACAACACGTACTTCGTATAGACCCACTATCAGTTGTAAGAAGCGGAAGTCAAGACATTAACAGTTTAGTTGATGACCTAAAGTCTGTTAAGATATTTAACGGTGGAGATAAGGTTAAAACACTCACACTAAACAACAAAGACTACGACCTTTACTTTGATGATTTTGATAATGACGACATAACCATTGGCTCTACCACTCAAGACATAAATCAAGAAGGTATAACTGAAATAAAGATAGACCTAAACTCTTCTATTTATTACCGTTCTGTTTGTGGTGAAGAAGGTCCAAATTATGACGAGGTAACAAACTACAAAGCTTTCAGTCAAAATGAATTAGGTTTTACAGAAAACATCTTTACTCCTAATAAAGACGTAGGTTTAAGATTTGCTTACTTAGATAAGCCGTTATATAAAACCAATTTACTTGTTCCTTATGTAACCCTTAAAGGTTTTGGTATCAATGAAAATATGGTTACGGATTCTCAAATAATATTTTCCAACATTTATCTTCCTACGCTAACTACAAACATTGGCGGTCAACATATATTTAACGGGAGGTTATTTTCATATAATACAGCAGGTTGGTCTTTAATGTTTGAAGACGAAGACGGTAACACTACAGACTCTTACGATAGTATTTTTGCTGTATCTGAAAAGATATTACAAAGTGAAAATCCTCGTATAGAATTTGATATGGTTGTTCCTACATCAAGCCTTGCTTCATTAGACTTCTTTTTACAAACTTTATCAGCTACGAGATTTACCTCTAATGGCATACTTGTTAAGAGTGCAAGCGGTGAAGTATTTAATGATAACGCCTACCTTACTATAGAGGGTATATTACAATAATTGTAAATTAATGTGATGGCTACATACAACGACTACCCACAATCTGCTACTAACAACGCCAAGAAAGTTCTTGAGTGGAAAAAGAAGTACGGAAAAGAAGTTAAAGGAATGACTTCAGTGGGTTGGACTCGTGCAAGACAGTTAGCCTCAAGAAGAAAGCTATCATATGATACTATTGCTAGAATGGCTGCATTTAATCGTCACAGAAAGAATGCTGAGATTGACCCTAAGTATAAGGACACTCCTTGGAAAGATAGAGGCTATGTTGCTTGGCTTGGGTGGGGAGGAACTTCAGGCGTTAATTGGGCGATTAAAAAAGCTGAGTCAATCCGAAAAGGAACAGTTAAGGCTAGTGCAGACATCGCTGACCTCCCGTGGGGTAATCGCAAAAAACAAGATGATTACGCAACACAGGGTAAGGATGGAAGCATTAAGAAATCTCCCAAAGCACCTAAGAGCGATACTCCTAACAAGAGTCCTAAAGGTGTTGGAAAAGGTGGAAAGCTATCTCCAAAGATTATTAAGTCTATAGAAAGCAAAGTAGCAAAGCATAATGAAAAGTACCCTGATAAAAAGATTGGTGTCGGAGCTGCAAAGCGTGTTGTGTTACGTGGTATGGGTGCATACAATACGTCTCACTCACCCAAAGTTACCTCTGCAACTCAATGGGGACTTGCAAGACTAAACGCATTTTTATACTTGGTAAAGAACGGTAAGCCTTCTAACCCAAAGTATGTACAAGATAATGACCTGCTACCAAGCTGGCATAAAAGAAAAACTAAAAAGAATGGATAACTTACCATTATTTGATATATCGTTAGAAGATATTGCACAAGGGATGTACAAGATTTCCCTTGTAGACAAACCTGCTATTGAGGAAAACTTTATCTACTTCAACGAAGTTGAGCGAGTGCAGATGTTTTCTAATGACGAGAAGAAAGAAGTTGTAGGACCAATTATGATTCCTAACAAGGAAATCCTACGATTCAGCCCTGATATGGGATATTACTATGTACGCTTCACAAAGGAGACAATCGAAGAGATTATGTACAAGTATTCTAAAGAAGGGTTGTTTAACGCATTTGGTATTAACCACTCATACGATACTGATGATGTGGTGATGCTAGAAGTTTGGATGAAAGAGTCTGATAACGATAAGTCTAAAGACTATGGTTACAACCTACCAAACGGAACAGTATTCGTAAAGGCTAAGATTGAGTCTGACGAATTGTTTGCTTCGATTAAGAGTGGAGAGATAAATGGTTTCTCTATCGAGATTAAAGCTGATATTAAACCAACAAATAATAATGAACAAATGAATGAATTTGCTTTCGCCAAAGAACTTGGTAAGTTGGAGGCTCAATTTGAGGCTATGATGAACAAGTACGAGGCACGCATTGAAGCTTTGGAGAACGAAAACAACGTACTCCTTGAAGCTGTGACATCTTTTGAAGATAAGTTCGCTGGCGTTGAAGACCTAAAGTCTGCTATCGAGATGATTCAAAAGCACATCGAGTCTATGGCCGCATCTCAAGAAGATGAGAAAATGGAGGAAGATGAAGAAAAAGAAGAGATGGCTTCTAACGAGGAAGAGGAAATGGCCTCTGACAAGGAAGAAGAATCTTACGAAGCAACTGAAGAGGTTACTGAAGAAGTAACTGAAGAGTTTGAGGCTACTGAGGAAGAAGTTAACGAAACAGAAGTTGAGGAGCAATTCGCTGCTGAACAGAAAGAAGAAGAAGCTGAAGAAACAGTAGAAGACAAGACAGTAGTTTTTAATGGTATCACTCCTGAAAAAGTGAATATGATTAACAACTTCTTTAATCGCAAGTAATTATTGTAAATTAAGTAAAACGAACCTTTTTTAAAATTCATATAAAATGAGTATTTCTATTTCTTCATTGCCATATGGTGACAGACGTCCTGACCTCTTCATCGATGCAATGGTAAAATCAGCGGCTGTATTGAACCGCTTCCGTCTAATTGACGGTGTAAAAGCTAAAGTAAACGTACCAATCTTTGATGCTTCATTGACTTTCGGTAACGACCTTTGTGTATTTGATTCT